AACTGTTTGTCGAGTAGGAAATCGTGGCAATTCCACCATCAATCTTTGCAGTCGCTTTATCTCCAAATTCATGTTCCTGCCAGAAGAAGTCGTTGTAGTAGTCGCTTGCCTCAATCTCGTATTCACCAGGCATGACCTCAACTTGGCATTCCCAGTAACTCTCGTAGTCCTTCTTCATTTTCACGTACTTCTTATCAAGAATACTGCCAAGTTTCAAGTCCTTGATTGTGACTGTGTAGCCAGCACCAGCACCTTCCTTCACAAGTTTCCTGGATTCGGCTGCCATCAACGGAACCTTGTCCCCAACCTGCATCATCTTCAGCTTCTTGGTGGGAATGTCATTTTGCTTGTGGCTGATGAGGAAGCTGTGGATATGGTTCATAGTTGTTCCTGACAAGTAGTCGTTAGACAGAAGGATGAAGTCAAGGTGAGAACCATCGTCGCTTCTTTCAAGCCTTGCAACGGGAGTGTTGTAGGAGAAGAGCGTGAAACCATCCTCGTCCTCTTCCTCGGCTGCCTTGTGTCCAAATGACTTGCGTCCGTTCTGCGGCACAAGTTCCTTTCTGATGCCCTCTGCGTAGTAGTCATCGCCCTCCTAATCGTCATCGTAGCTGGCAAGATGATCCAGCTCGCTCATTATCAGGTCTGTGTTCTCCCAGCACCAATCGTCAAAGCCCTTGTGGTTTGGATCTTCTGGATGTTCCTCGTCATAGAGTTCTCCAAGGTTGCCGTAGAACTCGGATGGTTCAATGTGGCAGTTCTTGTAGATGATTGCCCAGTCAACATCTTCTGCCCCCGGGACACCGTATAATGATTCGTTGAATCTTGATTTCATTTTGTTTTCCTCGTTTTCCCAAATCGCTATGACCGGGGCGTTTTCTCCGTCATCGTCAAGGACAATCTCGTACTGTCCATGGATGTTGTTTCTGTCTATGTAATCGTCTGAGATTCTGGGATCTTCGTACTTGAACTTCTCTCCGAAGCTGTCAACCAGGAACCTCACAACCTCATCGTAGAAGGAGATTGCGCAGTCGCGTTTTTCCTCAAATCCCTCATCGTCCTTGTCAAGGTCAAACCAGCAGATTATCTAACCGTCCCTCATCAAGGTGACGTGTGTTCTCAAGAACTCGTCGCCCCAGGTCTTGCCGTCGTATTCTGACTTCAGACTCTGGTAAATGCCATTCAAGTCAGTCTATTCAACGCCGTCTGCGCTTTCATTCAGCGATGGCTCACGCTCCAGAAGCATTTCCCCAATTCGTATAAGCCCCTTGAGATACCTTCCAAGGCCAGCGAGATGCGTCCGCCTCGCGGTGTCCAAGTCCTTCTGCAGCGCAGATAGTGCTGGATAGTCGCCCTCCCATGCTGCAAGGATGTCCTCGCAAAGCAAGTCAAGTATGTGGGCGTTTTGGATATTTCCACCATATTTCATTTGATAGTCGTACCAACGTTGGACGGAATCAATTGTTTCTTGATTTAATTCAAGTGTATCCGGTGGGACGTTGTAGAACTGAAAGTCCGACTCGTCAAACCGTGATCTAAGCTGTTTGTTTTTCATCTGGCAAATAACCTCTTTGGAAATATTTACAAAAACTATGCCAAGAAAGATGCTAAATCTTCAGTCTCGCATATGAATTGTCGTATAATTAGAATATGATGAGTATAACATCTAAAAACCTAGGTACGGAACGTATCGAAGTAAAGCGCGAGGAGTTCGGCAAGGCCGAACTATGAGCCGCGAAGCTACGACCTATTTTAGAGTCGTGGTAGTTCACCAATTCTGAATCAGAACATTGCTGCTGCCTTTGTCCCAATCATGGTGACGTAGATTTCTGACTTCGCGGTCTGGGACATCACGTTCATGTTCATGTGTATGAGGTTTGGCTTTGAGATGACTATCTCTATGTCCTTCGCCTTTGACGCTGCCATGAACGCCCTACTGACGGACGAGAGCGTGTCAAGTATGCCCTTGTTGCAGAGGAACACGAAATTGGCCGTTGTGGAAGAGGTGTTGCAGATGTCAAGGTAGTTTGGTGCTGCGTATGTCATCTTCCCGAACTCCACAGAAACCTTGTTGCCTATGTTGGACTTCACCAGTTTCTGGTTGTCAGACACGGTGGCATACAGAGTGTTTGCCACTGGGTTTGGGTTCACGTCCTCCTCAATCTTCGCCTGCTCTGGGATTTGGATTTTGATTGAGGATTCGGTGGATTCCGACAGCGTGGACAGTAGGTCGTTCACCTCAGAGAACTTGGAGGCGGAAACCGCTGCCGTCAGGAGGAAGTTCTTCTGGAGGCTTTCTGAATCCACTGTGGAGTGGACAACCTCTCCGTACTTGGAGGGGACAAGCACCTTCTCCACGCTCCCCAGCTGCGTCTGCATTATGGCGTTGGTCGAGAGCTGGAACTTGATGCTGTACTTGGGGGATGCTATCCTCACATGGGACGCCTTTGAGCAGACGAACATCTTCACCTTGCCGGACTCCCCAAACACGGTGCTGTCCTTTATGTCGTAGTATTTCCCCACGTTCTTCAGCACTGCGATGAACTTCTTGACGTTGGGTATGAACAGCGTCACGTTTTCAACGCCTTCTGGGGTTTCTGAATCCAGATGCACAGAAGACGTGAACAGGTCAGATTTGCCAGAAGTCCACTTGTTGAACATGGTGGTTTCCTTCCGCCCTATCGTCGCCTGGCAGCATGACTGCTCCAGTGTCGTGTCAAACGTCGTCAGAACCCCAAGCAACTGCTCGAAGTCCTCTACCTTCAATGTGTATTCTTTATCTTCTGATGCCATGTCTCAAATTATACTCCTTAGTAAGACGAAACAAGCCAGACGCGGTACTTGTCATCAGCGGTTCTGGCTATGTACTTCAGAGATTTTCTGTAGTATTCAATGTCAGACACGTCAACGAATGCGTCCCTTATCCCAAGTTCCCTTGCGATGTCCATTCTGATTCTGTCTCCAGTCTCGGGCATGAAGTACCCAATCCATCTGCAGAGCCATGTCCTGAATCGCACTGACTTCCTGTTCCACCTATCAGAGACAGTCTTCAGTTTCGCAGGGTCAAGTTCAACCAGCAGGTCGCCGTTGGGATTCGGATTCGGATTGCTGTCAGACGCGCAGTCAAGCAGAAGTTCCCGCATGTTCCACGAACAGGAGTCCCATGACGAACTTCCTGGGAGCAGTTCCCAGTCGAAGAATAGATGCGTGTCCCCATCTGAGTAGTCCTTCATGGAACCGATCACCCATCCAAGCGATGACGCAAGCGCATCCGGTCCGAACTTCGAGAGGTAGCTGTATAGGGTATCGTTCTTCCCCTTCACCGCCTCAACAACGTCCAGCGCAGACAGACCAAGGGCCTTCCTGCGCAGTTCTCCGTATCTTTCCCTTCGCTGGTCTGGGTTGTCGCCTAGATACCAGTCAAAGCCATTCTCCACAGCATCGTGGAGGGCGTATATCTGGCAGAGGTCGAACACCTTTGGCGCGTGTATCACTGATATGTCAAGTCCCATTTTCGTTTCTCTCCTCACTCAATTATACAACTGTTGTGCGGTTCAGTAAAGGTTTACAGCACTGGGGTCTGGACGTATAATTGCTTGAGGCTATTTGGAAACATGATGGGAACAGGAAAGAGCGATTTTGTGAAGGAAAACGAGGAACTTTCAAGTAGGACGCTGGAACTCATGCTATTCAGGGAGATGACAGTCAACCTGGACTTCATGGGGAGGCTGTCCAGTGTTGTTGACTTCAGGTGGTTCAGAACCCCGCATCTCAGGGTTATGGCTGAGATAGCCGTGTCCTACTACCGAAAGTACGGCGGCCTTGTTACAAGGGATCTGGTGGAGTCGGTGATTCAGCGCAGGAACGAAAGCCAGACCATTGAGGCGAACAAGATTGACCTGAACACGGCGCTATTCGACTTCAACAAGGCAAGGGACCTGGATTTGGGTTCTTCAATGGACGATGCCACGAAGATAGCCAAGATTCAGAAGTATGTCAAGCAGGAGGCGATGAGGAACGCGCTTCTGGATTCAGCCACCAAACTTGAGAAGACCAGTACCGACGGCATAGTTGAGGACTGCCTCTCCAAGTTCGAGTCAATCCAGAAGATTCTGTTCGAGGGCATGGACTTTGGAGTTGAACTGTCAAGCACTGAGATTGACGAATCCATCCAGGAACACATAGACTACCTCACGAATCCTGAATCCAGAATCCCAACTGGCTGGAACTGCCTTGACGACATAACGCATGGCGGCTTCTTCAAGGACGGCAAGTCGCTCTACATCTTCATGGCGCAGGCCGGTCTGGGCAAGTCCAACATGCTCGCCAATCTTGGCTACAACTTCCTGAAGCAGGGTCTGAAGGTGATGGTGATTTCAATGGAGATGTCCCAGAACGTCTATCTGCGCAGGTTCGATTCCCTCATATCCAAGATTGACATAGACGATTTGGGCATATCCAGCATGGCGCTGAAGCTGAGGGAGAGGATGGACCGATTCTTCAAGGTGGATCATCCAGACGCCCGGCTTCTCGTGAAGGAGTTCCCGCCCAACAGCAAGTCAGCAAGGAATCTGGAGCAGTTCATGGAGAAGGCAGTTGAGGTGAAGGGCTGGAAGCCAGACGTCCTCATGGTTGACTACATGGGACTGGTGGTTCCGAATTCAAGGGTGGATTCTGACGCCAACATGTACGAGACTGGCTCTGT